AACTAAAGATAATTATCTTGCTGATAGTGGCGCACTTAATAAATGGGTTTCAGTTCCTAATGGAACTGGTATGGCTGCTGCTTTATCGTATGCCTGTGGCTTTGGTTATGAGCCAAGTCAATATCGTGACCCTAAGTATTTAATTAACTACCTGCTTGAACTTATTAAAGAAGCAGGCACTGGCGAAGGCGAGTCAGTAGATTACACAAACATAGAATTACAGCCACGTAACTTGCTAGATACAGTAACAGCCCTACGATTGATTGCGAGTTAAGTATGGCAACAACGCTAATTGATATTATCAATGACGTACAACTAGACCTTAGCGGTTTTACCTACCGTCAAGATCGTGCTACTTATCTTACAACTGCTGCTACTAGCGGTGACCTAATCCTTTATGTTGCATCTACTGACAACATTGGCAAGGGTATTATTGAAATTGATGATGAGATGGTCTGGGTAGATGCCTATGATCGTCAGGCTAACACTATTACTGTCGCGCCTTTTGGTCGCGGTTATAACAGCACAACTGCAGCAGCACACTCTGTTAATACAAAAGTAACTATTACTCCTACCTACCCACGGGTAGCAATCAAACGTGCAATCAATGATACTGTTCAAGCGGTATACCCAAAGGTATTCTCAGTAGGTTCTACTACTGCATCCTTCCTTGCATCCCGTACTACATACGCAGTACCTGTTGGTGCAATTCAGATTTTATCTATGGCATGGCAATCAGTTGGACCAACTAAAGAATGGCTACCTATTCGTCAATGGCGTTGGGACCCAATTGCTTATGCATCTGCATTCCCTACAGGACGTACTGTATCTATCTACGATAACGTACTTCCTGGTCGTACTATTAACATTGTTTACGCACAACTACCTGTAGCCATGACTAACCTTACAGATGACTTTGAGTCCACAACTGGATTACCTGCATCTATGCGAGATGTAATTATCTACGGCGCTGCATGGCGCTTATCCTCATACATTGACCCAGCCCGTATTTCTATTACTGGTGCAGCAGCAGATGAGTTTGATACTAAACGTCCCTATGGAACAGGCACAAACGTAACAAAAGGCTTACAGGCTTTATATCAACAACGTCTAGAAGAAGAATCACTGAAACAAAAGATTCAGTTCCCAACCCGCGTCCACTACAGCCGATAGGTAGATAGATGACAACTCGTAAATACACATCCCGTTCGCAACAGGCAACACTAACTAGTGCTGTCACATCAGGTGGTACATTAATAAATGTTGGTACTGGTATCTCTAACCTACTTGGTGGGTTGACTATCGGCACTGGTGAAACATTTACTATTGTCATTGACCCAGATACGGCGCTTGAAGAAGTAGTAGATGTATACTCAGCGTCAGGTAACCCTGTCTCTGGTAGCAACTTAACTATTGTTCGAGCCATTGATGGCTCATCTGCACAAGATCACTCGGCTGGTGCTGTAGTTCGACACATGATTATTGGTCGTGACCTTCGTGAATCTAATACTCACATTGAAGCATCCTCATCCGTACACGGATTGACATCTACATCAGGTGTTGTGGTAGGTACTGACGCTATTCAGACTCTTACTAATAAGACTCTAGTTGCACCTATACTTACATCTACTTTAGAAAATGATGCTGGCATTACCTTTGAAGGCGCTACACCAGATGCTTATGAGACTTTGCTTACTGTAGTTGACCCTACTGCTGACCGTACAATTACCCTGCCTAATACATCAGGTACTGTTGTACTTCAGGATTCAATTGATACTCTTACAAATAAAACTATAACTACAGCAACTCTTGGTTCTAACCTTGCTGCTGGTGGTTATAAGATTACGGGTTTAGGTACTCCTACTGCCAGCACTGATGCTGTAACAAAGACTTATGCTGATGCTAACGTTGCTGCTGCTGCTACATCTGCCGCTTCAGCGGCTACTTCTGCAACTGCTGCTGCTACCAGCGCTTCAAGCGCTGCTACTTCTGCTACATCTGCTGCTGCTTCTGTATCCAGTATAGCAGCATACTCAACCGCAGCGGCTACTTCAGCCACCAGCGCGGCGGCTTCGGCTACTGCCGCGGCAACCAGCGCTACATCGGCTGCTGCCTCTGCTTCTTCTATTTTGGGTGCTGTATCTGCATCTGCCACATCTGCTGCAAGTGCCGCTACAAGCGCCACAGCAGCCGCTACAAGCGCTACCAGCGCCGCTGCTAGTGCAACTGCTGCCGCTACCTCAGCAACCTCTGCAGCCGCTTCGGTATCAGCCGTGGCTACCTCTGCTTCTTCAGCCCTAACTAGCCAAACTGCTGCTGCTACCTCTGCAACTTCGGCTGCAGCCTCAGCCACAGCCGCTGCTACCTCAGCCTCAAGTGCAGCAACATCGGCTACTTCTGCTGCTACTTCGGCTTCTAGTTCGCTAACTACCTATAACACTTACAAGACTTACTATCTAGGTTCTTTTGCTAGCGCACCTACCCTTGACAATCAAGGCGGAGCGCTTATCACAGGTGCTACCTATTGGAACTCTGGCAGTTCAACTATGTTTGCCTATTCAGGTTCTGCTTGGTCTGCTATCTCTACAGCCAACGGAGCAGTTACTACTGGAACGCTGGCACAGTTTGCAGCAACTACATCGGCTCAATTGGCTGGTGTTATTTCAGATGAAACAGGTTCTGGTCAATTAGTCTTTGCTACTTTGCCTACCTTTGGTACTTCTGGTATTAAGTTATCAGGTTCTACCTCTGGTACTACACAGATACTTTCTGCTGCTACTGCAGGTACATCTGTAATTACCCTACCTGCTGGTACAGATACTCTTATAGGTAAAGCAACTACAGATACTTTAACTAATAAGACTCTTTCTGCTGCTGTGCTTACAGGTACATTGACTGCTAATGCAACAACTGGAACCAATGGTCAATACCTACAATCAACTGCTACTGGTGTTCAATGGGCTACAGTACAGGCTGGTTCACAAGTACAACTTGATGCTGGTACTGCTGCTACTTATACCTACATTGACTTTGAAGGTTTTGGTACAGATACAGGAACTGCTGGTACAGTTAAGGTTCAACCACTTACTAACACAGGTTCTAATACTGGTAAGCGTATTTACTCAGGAAGCACAACTCCTTCATCACCCATTACTGGCGATGTGTGGATTGACACAACTGGAACAACAGACCCTGATTTACGAACTATGGACATAATGGGAGCGTACTAACATGCCAATAAAAAGATACGACGGTGCAAACTGGGTAGTAGTTGCAGGCGATGGAGCCGCTGGTGCACAAGGTTCAAGCAGTGCTACTGCAAACATTGCTCTTACTGGTACAGAAGAAGTAACAAACATTGTTGCTGCTGCTGCTCCTGCAACAATTAACATAGATGCAGTTACTTCTACCACTTGGTTTTATACATCTAGTGCTACATCAAACTTTACTATTAACTTCCGTGGTAATGGCGGTACTACTCTTAGCAGCATACTTACAACAGGCAACGCAATTAGCGTTGTATTGTTGGTAACTCAAGGTTCTACTGCTTACTATGGCACAGCCTTTACTATTGACGGAACTTCTGTTACTCCTAAATGGGCTGGCGGTTCTGCACCTGCTGCGGGTAACGCATCTGGTATAGATGCATACTCATTTACAATTGTTAAAACAGCAGCAACACCTACATACACGGTGCTTGCAGGGTTAGGAAAGTTTGCATAATGAGTCCTTTACTTGGCGGTTTACCTTTTGCTCCTTACACAATGGGCAAAGCAACTTATACTGCAACTACTGGTTCACCAACAGTTGATACATCTACTCGTGCTGGTAAAACTATTATTAAATACACTGGTTCTGGTTCTATTACTATTGGTACTGCTGGTATTTGTGAAGTTCTTGTCATTGGTGGTGGAGGCTCAGGTGGCGGTGGCGGTGGTGGCGGTGGTGCAGGTGGTTACATTTATCGCACGACGCAATACTTACCTGCAGGAACATTAACAGTAACCGTTGGCGCAGGTGCGGCTGCTGGTACTGGTGATAATAATGGTTATTTAGGAAATGCATCAGTGCTTGATAATTTGTATGCAAGCGGTGGTGGCGGTGGTGCAGGAGGAAACGGCACTATCGGGCAAACTGGTGGCAACGGTGCAAGTGGCGGAGGTGGTAGCCGCAATAATGGATCACTAAGTGGTGGCACTGGTAATTTACCACAAGGTTACGCTGGCGGAAATGGTCTAAATGCTAACGCTTCAGCAGGAGGCGGCGGCGGTTCAGGCGGTGCGGGCGTTAGCGCAGCAAGTGGAGCAGGTGGTGCAGGTGGAATTGGTTCTCAAAACTCTATTACAGGAACTTCTACTTATTACGCAAGTGGTGGTGGAGGCTCAGGTGGTAGCGGCGGCGCAGGTGGCGCAGGTGGTTCCAGTTTAGGTAATAACGCTGGAGCAACTTCTGCTGCTGGTGTTGCTGGGTCAGCCAATACAGGTTGCGGTGGTGGTGCAAGTGGGTACTCAAGCAACACTGGCAGTGCTGGCGGTTCGGGTTATGTAGTTATAGTGATTGGATAATAGGAGAAAATAATGGCTCACTTTGCAAAAATGGTAGACGGTTTTGTTCAAAACATTATCGTTGTTAACAATGAAGTAATCACCGATGAACACGGTCAAGAACAAGAAGCATTGGGAATTGCTTTCTGCAAATCCCTTTACGGTGAAGATACCGACTGGCTTCAATGCTCATACAATGCCTCATTCCGTGGCGTATACCCTGGACCAGGCTACAAGTATGATGCAGACAAGAATGAATTTGTTCCACTCCCATCACAACTAACAGAAGGAAGTAGTAACTAATGGCTACAACATCTAAAGCGCTGGCTCGCACAGCAGCAGCAACATCAAGCACAACCCTATACACAGTACCTGGTTCTACCACTACTGTTGTTACCAACATTGTGGTAACCAATACAGCAGGTTCTGTTGGTACATTTACTCTTAACTTAGATGGCGTTGCTATTGCAACAACTGCATCAGTACCAGCAAATGATGTTATTATCTTTGACATTAAACAGGTACTTGCTGCAACTAAAACTATTACTGGTCTTGCATCTGCAACTACAATTAACTTCCACATCTCTGGAGTGGAGATTGCTTAATGGGACTTATCAAAGTATCTAATCAAAAACTTTCATCTACTGGTATTGCTGGTTTAACTAGAGGCGGTGTAGGTTTAGCAACAGTTACAGCAACTACTGGTGCTCCAACTGTAGATAGTTCTACTCGTTCTGGTAAAACAATTTATAAATTTACGGGTTCAGGCTCAATTACTGTTGGTACTGCTGGAACTTGCGAGATTCTTGTTATTGGTGCGGGTGGCGGTCGCACTAACGGTGGTGGTGGTGCAGGACAAATGATTTACAATACAAGTTTTATTCTTAATTCTGGTACTCATACAGTCACTATTGGCGCAGGCGGTGGAACAGATGTTAATACAGGCGCTAATGGTTATCCAACTCAATTAGGAAGTGTTTGGGCTGTTGGTGGTGGTGGCGGTGGCAGTTCAGGCGCTACAGGAAACGGCAGTGGTACAGGTGCTATTGCTGGGGGCAGACAAGGAGCCTGCGGTGGTGGTGGCGGTGGTGACGGTAGTTATGCTGGTGCTGGCGGAACTGCACAAATAAGTGGCTATGGCAACGGCGGAACTGGTCAAACCTATTGGGGCGACGGTGGTAGTGGTGGCGGTACTGGTGGTTCAGCAACAAATAATGGTAACAACAGCCCACATGTTACTAGCACTCCAGGTGCAGGGACTGCAAACTCAATTACAGGAACATCGGTAACTTACACTATTGGTGGCGCAGGTGGTGGTTGTACAGATAGAACTGGTGGTGGTGGTACTGCAAACACTGGTAACGGTGGCGGTAATACTGGCAGTGGTGGCGGTTCAGGTTTTGTAGTTGTAGTGATTGGATAAAGAAGTAGTTCCAATTGGTAGAAGTTTNGATGAAGAAGTAGATGTGTGGGCTGATAGCCCCTTTATTTAAGGAGGACTGATGTCNGGTCGTGACATTACCGAAGGTCGTGCTACGCGTGCTATTGCCATTGACTTAGGTATAGGCACAGGTACTATCTGGCAGAACACTGGTATTCAGTATGACTTTGCTATTGGTGGTCTACCATTTCTAGCAGCCATTAACGATCAGCATCCGTATGAACGTGCTACTGCACAGTTTCGCAAGAATCAGTTTGATTCTTTGCGTGACCCAGGTGAGCAATCGCTATCTACATGGTGGTTGCGTAGCCAATCTTCATTCCATACTGGTACTGGTATTAATTTCTATGACCCATTTTCTAACCCATACAGCCCATCATTAGGTTCTAACTCATACCGTTATAACAAGTCACTTGGTGTTGAGGTGTTTGATACCGAAGGTCAAGTTACACTACTGCGTAGACCTAGTCTTACACAGACCACAACTGCTGCAAATGAAATCTTTGCAGTACAGGTTGGTGGAACAGATAAGATTCTAATCCATGATGGTGCTACAGTAAAACTTACTGATGGCACTACTAGTGCTATGACTACCTTGTCTGCTGGTGTAGCAACTACTATCTATTCAGCATGTACTGATGGTACTAATCTTTACTATATTGATGCTAGCCACGTTGTAAGCATTCCGCTTACTGGTGGCTCTACATCTGCTGTGCGGAACGTATCTGTTACTTCATCGGCAAAGATGGCTTATGTTAAAGAACGCCTTATTGTAGGTATTGATAATAAGATTTATGAAATACCACCTACTGGTGGTGGTGGTGCATTGCCTTCTCCTTTATACACTCACCCTAATACATCTTGGCGTTGGACTGGCATTGATGAAGGTAGCGTTGCTATCTATGCATCTGGTTATGTCGGCACGCAGTCATCCGTAGTTAAGTTTGTACTTGATACAGTTGGTGCACTACCTGTTTTAACATCGGCTATTACAGCCGCAGTTGTTCCAGATGGTGAAATTATTCACAACATTCACATCCACCTTATGTCATACATTATTCTTGCAACTAATAAAGGTGCTCGTGTAGGTACAATTGATGGGGCAGGTAACATTACCTACGGTGGCTTGATGATTGACACTGATTACCCTATCCGTGGTATGACTTCACACGATTCTTATGTCTACCTTGCAGGTACATTTGATAAGAATGAAGCAGGTAATCAATACCCAGGACTTTATATTATTAACTTAGGCAGTGAAATCTCTGCAGGTACATTACAATTTGCTTACTCTACATTTGTTTATGCAGATACTATTAGCACAGGCAGTGCATTTAGCGTATGCCATCTAGGATTATCTAATCAAATAGCCTTTACAGTAGGAGACCTTAGCAAAGCCGTTGGCGGCAACGCCAACTTAGGTTTGTTTGTGCAGTCAGCAACGGAGTTATACCCATCTGGCTACATACAAACAGGTTACATCCGATACAACACACTTGAAAAGAAAAACTTTAAGCGCGTCTTGGGACGCGGTGACTTTACTAAAGGGTCTATGTCTATTGCTACTTATGCATTAGATGGCAACATCTACGATGTAATCTCATACGATGCTGCTATTGGTAGCCCAGAATCTACAATTACCCAGCCAATTGGTGCGCAGGATGCACTAGGTTTACGCTTCACTTTGTATAGAGATGCCACATCCACATCTAGTGGTCCTATCTTCAAGGGTTATCAACTCAAAGCAGTACCTGCGACACCACGTAGTCGCATCATTAAGGTTCCGTTCCTGTGTTATGACACAGATACTGATAAGTACAACGCAACAATTGGATACGAAGGGTATGCCTATGAACGGCTAGCCGCATTGGAAGACATCGAAGCATCAGGAGATGTTGTTACATGGCAAGATTTTCGTACTGGTGAAACACAACAATGTCTTATAGAAGAAGTTACATTTACTTCTATAACCCCACCCGATAAGAAACTTACTGGCTTTGGCGGTATTGTTTCTTTGACAATTAGAACGGTATAACACTATGAATCCCGCCGACTGGTCTGGAATTGTTTACGCTTACTTTTTTGTTGGCACTGCTACATTGTATGGAATCATAAGAGCACTTCATCACACAATACTTACAGTTATAAACGTAGCCTTAGAACCTATCTGTGAAGACTTACAGAAGATTAAGTATCAGTTGTATAACAACGGTGGCGAATCCATGAAAGATGCCATTGATCGCATTGAGCGAGATGCTATTGATCTTAAGATTAACCAAGCAATTATTAAAACTAAGTTAGAAGAATAGCGTGGGATTTACAACCATACTGCCTGACCCATTGTGGGGTACACCCCCTAGCATTGACCCTGATTGGTTTGAAGAAGAGGACGACGAATGGGAGTAAGAGAAGATTTTATAACAGTAGCCCGTGCTGAGATTGGCACGGTAGAAACTGGCAACAACATAACTAAGTACGGCAAATTTACTGGGCATGATGGACAACCTTGGTGTGGCAGTTTTGTTATGTGGTGTGCAAATGAAGTTAAGTTTAAGTCTATGCCTAATTGTGTATACACGCCATCAGGCGTGGCTGCATTCCAGGGCATAGGCGGATGGAGCAATGGGGCAACTGCTAAGCCTAAGCCAGGGGACATAGTGTTCTTTGACTTTGTTGAAGGCGGTGCTCCCGTTGAGCATGTCGGCATTGTCATTAAGGATAACCTTGATGGTACTGTTGTAACAGTCGAAGGCAATACTAGCCCCGACAAAAAACCTACTGGAAACCAAGCCAATGGTGGAGAAGTTTGTATGAAGGTTCGTGCTTACAAGCCGAACAATACACGCAAACTACCTGTCTTTATTGTTGGCTTTGGTACACCGAAATGGAGTAAGTAATGAACATCTCACCAAAGGTATACACAATTCTCGGTACATATGCACGTGCATTTATTGCCGCGATTGTTTCTTCTTATGCGCTAGGCAACACAAGCCTGAAGGCTTTGTTTGCTGCTGGCGCAGCCGCTGTTATCCCTGTAATCCTGCGCTGGGCTAACCCTGCTGACCAGTTCCCAGCCCCTTCAGCATCAGCCAAGGCTGCTGCAGATGTGGTTGACCAAGCCTAGAGATACCCCTAATAAGCCCTACAAGGGCGTTTTAAGACTAGAAGCCCCCGCTTAGGTACATTAACCTACCTAGCGGGGGTCTTTTCTTATGCCCTTAAATCATAACAGGGTTTGGAATTATGTTTCTAGCCCGTCTAATCTTTCTCCGTTGTTGTTCTACCGTTCCACCCCAGTACCCATTGACTGCATTGTGTAGCGCATACTCAAGGCATTGTTGTTGAACCGTACATGCATCGCAGATTTTTTTAATCAAGTTTATCTGTGTGTAGTTGACACCATTCTCTGAGAAGAAGGCTTCAGTATCTGTACCTACACAGTTACCCTGCGCTGCAAATGATAGATCATTCATTTAGTTTCTCTCACTATTTCTATTGCTAGACTGCATGAACAAACACCAACAAGATTACTACAACTAAAGTCTTTATGTGCTCTTTGAATACTTCGTACTATCCGCTCGCGCAGTTCTTGTTTATGTATGGCTAATGTCTTTTCCACGTCAGCCTCCTGTTGAGTAGAACCCTGGCGCATTGAACTTAATTCCTGGTGCAGTCCAGATGCGTTGCATAAACTCACCGCATGTTGGACATGCTGGTGGTATGTTCTCTTGTATCTCAAGTACTTCCGTGCAGTACCCGCACTTAAAGTCATACAATGGCATTACTCTTCACACCCATCTATCTCGGTAGGAGCAGTAGTAAATGCTCCGCATTCAACACACTCTTGCTTCAAGTCGTACCAGCCTACTGCTCTAGTTTCTTCATCCCACATTACAGTTAACTTGAACATCTTGCAACCGCAGATGCAAGCAAAGGTAGGTATGCCCCTTAAGTCGTTCATGGTTTATTGTTCCAGAAGAATTTGTAGTATTCAATGTCAAGGGCAAAGCGTTTCATGTGTTTAACCAATGCACCTGTATGTGTATACAGTGGTACACCAGCCTGACCCATAAGGCGGAAGAAGTTAATATCTTCAGAGATAAACTCTTCACCTACACCTGTCTCATTAAAGTAAGGGATTGCTCCATGTACTTCACGCATCTTTTTTACTGCGTTACGGTGCATGAGTACAAACCCAAACCCTGCTGTGCCTACCTTGATGAGTGCATTGGCTGGTAGTGGGTGAACATAAGCGATCTTAAATTCATCTCCCTCTACCCAATTAAATACTGCAGGGTAGGGAGCCATGAGGCTGCGTTCATTTTCTTTAGAGATAAAGTATGTACCTGTAACTACTGGTCGGTTGATTGGGTCAGCCGATTGCCATACAAGCGTAAGCGCTTCATCTGTTAGTTGGATGTCGCTGTCTACCCACAACACCCACTCGATGTCTGTCTTGTCATACCAATGCTCTAATGCATTCTGTCGTTGTCTACCTATCTGATTACCCTGAACACGCATAGCACTAACTACAGGAATAGGTTTAGTTATAAGGGTGTAGGCTACACCTTCAGTAAACTTACCGTCAGTTAATCCGTTGTCACACCAACATAGCATAATACCTTTAGTCAATGGATTGTTCTTCGGATTCATCTGCTGATTCGGTTGCTGTCCCACTGCTTTCTTTTTGTTCTTCGTCACGGAATGACCTCCATCCACCTAGGTTTTTAATTAATGAATTGATAGCACGCTGCACCTTCATGCGTGCGCCATCAGGTGTGCTGTCCATGTCTTTGGCTAATGTAGCCCAGTCAGGTTGTTCAACACTAAAGCGTAAGCGTAAGATGTTTTGTTTAGATTCAGATAGTTTATAGAATCCAGATGCTATGTCTGACCGTAATGCTAGCCAGTTGTTACCATCTGAAATTTCTGTACCCTTCACGCTATTGCCCAAGTCTTTGATCTTGGTTGGTATTTCATACGACTCAGCAATGATAGAAGGCAAGAATGCCTCCACTACTGACACATCATAATAGTACAAATCGGATATATCATACCCAATCTTGCGTGCTTTCTCTCGTTCGCAGAACTTTAAGGCTGCATTTCGTAGCGACTTACCGATAAGTTTATCGCGATCTTTTTGTTCTAGTTCTTCCCACTCTTTGTACTTACGGGGGTGGCTAACAAACCACACCCACAACTCCTGTGCTACATCATCGCGCTCCACCATGGCGTAGCGTTTGCTGTATTCAGATGAGAGTTGTTGTACTAACTCGTTGTAATCATGGATGTAATTCATTACGGAATGATTACCTCACCGCTTACAATTGGTACTGCAAACGGTACAACCTTGCGGTTGTGCTCAACAAGAATGCCAATACCTTGCTGCCAGTTAGCACTGCCAGATGTAAGGTAAGATGCTTGCTTAATGTCCATCATGTGTCCAACTTCTAATCCATACAATGTATGTGTCTTGCCGTAGAAGCCAGTGGTTTCATGTTGCAAACCTATCCGATGTGTGTGTCCACACACTACTGATTTACCTAGACGCTTTGCTAAGTTTAATGCAGTAGCACCAGGTGCACGGTTAAGCGCACCTTCATCACCGTGTGCCATCACCCATCCAGGCAACAACTCAACCATCTTATGTAGGTAATTAATCTTTAACTTTTCATAGCCAAGTAGTTGTTCAATCTCTAATGACTTGAGTGACATAAATGCTGGTGCATACTTACGCATGTATGTATCAATGCGATCAGTATGATTAGAACGCTGAATAAAAAATGGCTTGTTACCCAATGCCTTGCGGTAACTAGCCATTATGTTATGTGTTAAATCTATACTGTCTTGCAATGTTTCTGCGTACTCACCTGCCATGCCTTTGTTCCAACGACTCGGTTCGGGTGCATCTAGTTCGTCACCCACACACCAGAGTTCGTCTGGTTTATAATCGCGGATAAAATCTAATGTGGCATCTACTGCCTTATCATCTTGATAAGGTATCTGCAGATCGCTTAATACGACAACTCGTTTCACATTCATTCTCCATTCGGGATACCCTCCCACTGTCCGCGTTGGACTAGTAACCCAATGATTGCATAGTTTGCTAGGTCAATGAGTGTATCCTCGATAGATTCATAATTCGGCGTGTCGTTATGTTCTACTAGGTTGTTAAGCCTAGCCAACTTGTCATACATCCTAACTCGTAGTCCGTTCATTGGACCACCAGGTGCACCTGCAATGTTCATCGGACCATAGTCCGCATGTTTCTTCTTCATGATGTCATACAAAGATTGAAGGATTACCTCTACATCATCAGGGTTTTTCATCAAGTATCTCCTTGAGTCTTTTGTCTATGTCTCTCATGTTCTCTCGTACTTCAAACTCTTCAAAGACTTCATCGGCTTTACCTACGGCTGAGGCTACGAAGATAGAGGCAAGCATGACCAAGCATCGCTTGCCTTCTTCTACATCTTTGTCAACCGTATTGTAGATGTCCTCTAGTGCACCTACTATGTCAAGCATTTTCTTGGGGGATACTGGTATTGCTATGTCGTAGTCTAAATGTTTAGTGTGTTCCCAAAAAGATTTATCCAATGGCAATGCATTTTCTGACTCGCTCATCTATCCATCCGTTCCCTAGTCTAGTGATCATACTGTTGACATCCTCATGCTCTGGCATGCTGACAATGTTTACATTGCCTAACTCTCTGCTTATCTTCTTACCAAACTCTAACCCTGCTGGGTCACCATCTGCTAGCACAATCACTGTATCAAAGTCATCAAGTATCTTTGCATAGTGTGGCTTCCAGTTGTTAGCACCTGGAATCCCTACTGTTGGATGCTCTGTCTTGACTGTCATAAGCACACAATCAAACTCACCTTCGGTGACGCAGATGTATTTGTCTGCAACAAAGCAAGCCTGTGTGTTAAACATTGTAGTCTTAGCACCAACTAATCCCATGTACTTAGGGTCTTCATTATGCATGCCACGAAAGCGTATGTCTACTACACCTGATGGTGTGATGTAAGGGATTGCTAGTCTGCCTTCATACTGCTCATGCCCTGGAAGAGGGTCGTCTACCACTCCCAAGTGAAATACTTTTGCCTCGTCTACCGACAGACTGCGGCTTGAAAGATACTCTTCTGCTAGTTCTATCTTGCTGGCGTACCTCTGTGTTGCCTGTAGCAAGAACTGTCTCTGCGAACTTGAGAGCCTCACTGTAGTTAATCCTTTCATGATGCATGATTAGGGAATAGGTATCACCTTTAACACCACAACCGTGGCAGATGAATGCGTTCTTATCAAAGTTTACTGCTGCTGATGCATGTGAATCAAGATGAAATGGGCAACGCATCTTGCGCCACCCATTACCTAATGCTGGTACATCTGCACCTATGTAGCGGAGATACTCTTCAATGCTTGGTTTCTCCAATTGCTCTCCTTAATAAATCTACATACACATGACCAGGCATAGTGCAGTACCAATCTTCTGGGCTTCCCCTACCCTTCCGCTTGTGCCACACTACGCCTGTCCATGCTTTATCATTAGCCATCTCGACTAACAATTCTTCTGTCCATCCCGCCAAGTCCATCTTGGCGTGGTTCTTGATCTCAATTGTAACTCCAGGTATACCACTGATGTCACCCTTGTCTAATGTTGCACCAGCCAAGCGCCTGTCTACATAAGGGAACCATTGCTTGAGGTACTTAACTATATCTCGCTCTGCCCCTGAGCCTTTAGCCTTGGCTGCGCTGCTCACTCTGTTGTTACTTCTTTAACTTCAGATACATTCCAATTGCCTTTAGCCATTTCATTGGCACGCTGTTCTGCAATTTCTAATGATGAAGCACGAATAACTTTTTCTTTATGTTGTTCTAATGTAACTTTATATTTAGGCATTATACTGTCATCTCCACTTGTCTATAGTCACGGACTACATCTTCAAGATACATTGACGCTGGGTCAAATGATAGTGAGACATAGGTGTTACCTGTGTGATCTGCTTTACCATAACGATTCTTAACTGGGGCTACACATAAGTATGCATCTTGCCCCTGCATCATCTGACCTACGGTAAGTACCATTGCTGGAATCTGACTGACCATACCTTGTAGTGCTGATCGGGGTTGGCAAGGGAATCCTTGCGCCCCTTCCTTGGTGTGGTGTAACACTAACACGCATGCATTAGTATCTCTTGCAAGATACTTTAACTCTTTCATAACTGCACGCATACCAGCAAACTCTTCTTGTCCATCAATGGCTATGTCCATAAGATTATCTACAACGATAAGCGTTGGACTTCTACCCCACATAGTTTCAAATGCTGATACCTCATCATCTAAATCACGAAGGGTAGGGCTGGGTTCAAATGACCAGTACAGATTAGAGAACTCTCGTAAGAGTTCTTCTGCTTGTACTGGGTCTGTCTTTAGCATGTGCTCTGCATGTGCCTGACTTATCTTGGCTTTCATTGCAAGCAAGCGCATTGCCATAGTATGTGCATTAGTATCAGCAGAGAAGTAAAGGGTTGGTTGTTTCAATCTTGCTGCGATATGTAATGCGATAGATGACTTACCTGCGCCTGGAGTACCTGCTATAACGGTGACCTCTGCTCTACGCAGAATCATTCCTTCCCGTTGGAATGCCTGAAAGGGAGGGGCTAATGGCTCCCCTCCCACTTCTGGCTTGCCAATACTACGGCGTAATGTTTTCAGTTTTAACTCCACATCTTGTGCAATAAATACCAGCACTAGTTAATGAAGACCAGTAACTATGTCCTAGTAATTTACATAACCACATGATTAAGCCTTTGTTTGATCTGCTTGGAACGAGTTCCACTCTGCTTGTCCTGGCTTGATGTACTGGGTGGTGCACTTAGTTGCATCACCTTGTTTAGCAGGGCAGAAGTAACCCTTGTATGGACCGAATTTGCCAGTCAATCCATGGATGCGTGTCATTGTACCGTGAGGACAGACACGACTACCTGCTCCAATTGCTGGGGCTGGTGCAACTTCGGTTGCATTGAACTGAGCAGCAACTGTTGCTACTGCTGGGTTAGGTGGTACTGCTGCATTGCTACCACGAACTGCTGCTTCTAGTTCTTGTACTGCTGATTGAATAGCAGCGAGTGATGTTGCAACTAACTGATCTAGTTCATCGCCACTGTTGGCTCGAACAGTTACTAGTGTAGATGCTGGTGTCTTTGCTGTGATACTGATTGGTGCTTCGGCATTGCTCATGCTATCTCCTTTATGGGTGTTGTTAGTTTCTTGGTGTCTCTCCAAGTTCTTACTTTCATTGCTAACTGTATTCCTTTCCAACCTTTTTTGATGTCAACAAAGTGCAACTCACACTTACCTGAACCTGCTGGAAGGTGAACAATAATACCACGATCTTGATTGACATCGCCCCAACTACCACGGGTTGCCGTAGCGGGGTCATACGGCAAGCCGTGTGCATACACCGCTAACTGCATGGCAATTTTTCCTGGATAACTAATGCTGCCTGTCTTTAAGTCCGAGATGAATAACTCTCCGTTGTATCTAACGATGCGGTCAGGTGTGCCCGCAATCTTGTATTGATCTAGCACGCAGAACTGTTCAATGAATACATTCTCAAAGTGTTTAGTTGCTTCTGCGTATGCTTGTATGTCTGCTACATAATCTTGTGGTATCACACCTAGGTCTAGACCACGGTCATGTTTCTCTGTTAATGAATGGATAGCAGTACCTATAGTGGCTGCATGTGTAGCACCTGCTGCCTCCATTGAATCTTCAACTAACTTATCCATCTCTAACTTGTCATCTCTTGCTGCTGATGCAGCCAACAATAAGTCTGGACGCAGTGTTAATCCTGTTGCAGCCATCCGTAATTTCCATGCTACTAATGCTGTGCCATCATCTAATGAACCTGCAACTGTAGTTGTACGCGTGTATGCAACAGCCTTGCCACCAGTCGGTGGCACTACCATTGGTCTACCGTATCTGTCTCTCGTTATCTCTGACATACATTCTCCTTAGATTAAACCAATAGGGGTAGGACAAGGAGAGAGCCAAAACCTACCGCCTATTGGTCTGCCATCATAGCATAGCAGTGAACGGACTATGCATTGATGTCATTGCCGCAGTGCGGACAAAGTTTTTCTTTCTTTTTATACACCTCATGATTCATGCTGTCACGATACTGGATGCTGTAGTAAATCTTACAGCCACTGCGTACGCGTGTGCTGCGCAAGACAGCACCAGCCTTATGCAGTACTGACAGTACACCGCTGGCTGTGCCGTGGTGCATGCCTGTCTGTTCACCTAGTTCTTTCCATGTCATACCATGTGGGTTGTTGGTTAATAAAGATAATGCTTTCTGTTGGTGTGTGTATTCCCTACCTGTTCGTAGGTTATACATAGCCCTCTCTTTACTTGTATCAGTACCTGACCAACCAGCCGTACCATTGTATGGTACATACGGTGTGTCCATTATCCTTCTTCCTGAACATCATGCACTTCAATGTTATCTATACTGATGTCACCTAAGTATGAAGATAGTTCTATTTCGTCGGGGATGTTGGCGTAGACATCATCCTCTGATTCTGCACCATAGTTAGATACTGTTGCATAAATTGTAACTGTTGCTGTGTAGTTAACTTGGAGTTTTCTTGAGCCAATTGATTCAAGCAACTCGTTGACAGCATCACGAGTGACAGACGCTTGACCGTCTTCCCATTCAAGTTCATGGAAGAAGTCGTACACTTTATTTCTATTGTCATTCGTATGCTCCTTTGCTTTCTCCGTTTGCTGTGCTTTGTTAATAAACTCTAGCACTTCTCCTTCGGTGTATGTTATAACACCAACTGTAATTGTATTCATGTTTTCCTCTCGTTGTTTTTGGTGAGCAGTTTATACACATGCTCAGGTGTTCTATTCGTTTTCAGTTATTCAGGCAAGTTGCAGAATAACAGGTGAATAGGTGTTGACAAGTTACGCTAGGTTAATCCCGTGCTTATCCTTGTCTATCCGCGCTATCGCTGCCTTGGCAGTATGCATACGGAAACTTAGGCTAGTACAAGGCTGAGTGCCTTGTCTTTTACTGCGTCATTGCGTCCGCTAAGGGTAGCGACCGCACGTTTAGAAGCACCACTTGATGCATAGTGGTCAGCGTATTCTACTACTGCTTGCCATGCACCAAAGGCTGTACCCTTGATGTTCTCTTGAGTAGGTGAAGCGTTGTAGATTTCCCATGCTTGACTGCGTGCAGTCATCGCAATGGTATGTCTGCGTCGCTCACCTTGGGTAAGAAGATCGTATGGTTTATCTTCTATCGTAGAAGGTAATGCCCATACGCTTTTGAAGATAGACTTAACTCTGCCATCATCAACCTTACGACCAATCAATGCATTGGCTATGTCTTCATACTCATTGACTACATCATAGGATAACTGAATGATGTTGCCAATCTCTGATGGTGACAATACTGAGTTAGTTGTATGCTTCATAACATAAGTGTAGTCATTTGTTTTCTTACCTGTAATTAATCTATTGATTTGATTAGCGCAAAAGATTCGCTCGATGATAGGTCGGATGCGT